TTGTTTAGGGCTTTACGTATACCTAGCAGTTATCTTCCGACCGGGTCTGACGACGGAGGATCAAATTTTAATGATGGTCGTGTTGGAACAGCATACATCCAAGAACTACGATTCAACAAGTACTGTGAGCGACTTCAAAGTCTCTTAAACGAACCATTTGACACAGAGTTTAAACTATATCTACATAACAAAGGTATCAATGTAGACAACAATATTTTTGAGCTTAAATTCAACCCTCCACAAAACTTTGCGTCATATCGCCAAGCTGAAATGGACACTGCTCGTGTTAATACATTCAACACAATGATGGCTATTCCCTATATCAGCAAACGCTTTGCCATGGAACGATTCTTAGGATTAACCAGAGAAGAGATTGCACAGAATGCTACTCTTTGGAAAGAAGAGAATGTTGACGAAGGTGTTGCACTCAACGCCAGCAGTGAGCTACGCGGTGCAGGTATTACTGCAAATGGCATGGCAGGTGACATTGGAGATCTAGGATCTAGTGCACTTCCTCCAGAAGATATGGAAGCTGGTGCTGAACCGGGTGCCCCCGCTCCGGCAGGCGATGCAGGTGCTACACCGCCTCCTCCCGCATAAATATACGACTATGTTCTTAAGAGAATTCATTTATTTTGATCGTGATCATGCTGGTCCACAAGAAGACAATAGGTATATCAGTAAAAATGATACTTCAGTCTTGAAGAAATCTGACCTGCGTAAGACTCGTTTAACTCTAAGCATGATCAATGATATTCGCAAAGCCGGTGAAGTTCATGATAAAGAAAGACGCGAAGAACTTGGTTTAGTTAGAAAGATGTATGCGGCTCCTCCGCCTGATGCGGCCCCGCAGTAAACATACAAGATAACTTTTCTGTCTCAAAACTAAATATTTTAGACAGAAAAAACAAAAAAACGCAATAAAATTTGCGTCATTACGGTCAAAACGATTCGTTTTAGGCCTATTTCATGCATATATTTCTCCTAAGCCGTAAATACACTACAGCCTTGCCGCTACCTAACAGGAGAAAATAAAAACATGTCTACAAAATTTGAACAATTATTAGACTATCTCGTGAACGAAGATATGGAAAAAGCCAATGAACTTTTCCATGAAATCGTTGTTGAGAAGTCAAGAGATATCTATGAGAACCTTATCGCTGAAGAAGATGAGGAAGCCGACGAAGGTCGTGAAGAAGATGATGAGTCTGTAGAAGAATCTGCAGATGACGAAATGGACGAAGCCATGGATGACGAAATGGACGAATCAGCAGACGAAGAAGCTGATGAATCTATGGACTTAGAAGATTCATACATGATGGATGGTGACGAAACTGGTGATGCAACAGACGACTTTGGTGGTGAAATTTCCGCTGATGGCGACAATTTTGATCACCCTGCAGATGATGAGCACGATCATGAAGGCCAAGAAGATTCAGCAATCATGGACATTAAAAATGCTATCGCTGAACTAGAAGCCGCATTTGCTGAACTAGAACAAGCTCAAGGCGGTGAAGAAGGCGAAATGGGCATGGACAGTGAGTTCGATGACGAAGAAGGTGACGAAGCTGACGAAATGATGGGTATGCCTATGGAAAATCGTCGTGTAACACGCGAGTATGTTGAGAAAGTAAATCACAACTACGGTGGCAGCACACAAAAGCAACAAGGTCAATATGCTGGTGCCGGTACAGGCGAAAAGCAAAGTTCACCTGTTGAAGGTCGTAGCCCAGTAAGTTCTGGTAAAGGCAAGCCAACAACTGGTGCTTCTGCTAGCAACATTCTAGGCGACCACAGCACAGGCGAAGGTACTAATGTAGGTACAAGCCCAGCAAAAGTAAACAAAGGCATTACTCCAGAAAAGGGTGAGCAGTTTACAGGCAAAGATTGGGAAACCAATAGCAAGCCAGGCGGTCATGCAGGTGTTAAAAATCTAAAGAAAGTTGGTGCAGGCTATCCTGGCAACAACAAGACAGCAGGTCCAGTAGGTTCTGGTACAGGTGATAAAGCTGGTCAAACTAGCGTTAGCTCCGACAAGCCTTTCCTAAAGAAACTGTAATTAGAGAAACAGGATGCATCAAATAAGTTATCTACGCGAACACCTAAGTTTTGATCAAGCTGGAGTCATACTTGAGTCTGACGACAAGGATGGTAAGAGTCTTTACTTAAAAGGTATTGCTATTCAAGGTGGTATTCGTAATGCAAATCAAAGAGTATACCCAGTAGATGAAATTGAGCGTGCAGTTAAAACACTAAACGACCAAATTCAAAATGGATATAGTGTACTTGGTGAAGTTGATCATCCTGATGACTTAAAAGTGAATTTGGACCGTGTATCCCATATGATTACTCAAATGTGGATGGAAGGTCCTAATGGTTATGGAAAGATGAAAATCCTTCCTACACCTATGGGTAACTTAGTTCGTACTATGCTTGAAAGCGGAGTAAAACTTGGTGTTAGTTCTCGTGGTAGCGGCAACGTAAACGACATGAACGGCCATGTATCTGATTTTGAGATTATCACAGTAGATGTAGTTGCCCAACCCAGTGCGCCCGGAGCGTATCCTACACCAGTTTATGAGCACCTAATGAATGCTCGTGGCGGTGCAAGAGCTTTCCGTGTTGCGCAAGAAGTAAAAGAAGATCCAAAGGCCCAGAAATACCTGCAAGAAAGTCTCTTGCAGATTATTAAAGGTCTAAAATAAGCCCGAGGAGAAATAGATGTTGGACGCATTCAAACAGTTAGTGGAGTCAGGAGTAATGACAGCCGAGACACAACAAGTTGTCGAAGCCGCCCTTGCTACTAAACTTCAAGAAACACGCGACCAAGTTACCGCAGAACTTCGTGAAGAGTTTGCTCAAAAATATGCACACGACAAAGGTGTTATGGTTGAAGCAATCGACAAGATGTTAAGCGATAGACTAGTTGCAGAGATGACCGAATTGCATGAAGACAAAAAAGCTCTAGCTGAAGCAAAAGTACAATACCAACAGCGTATTAGTGAAGATGCTAAAAAGTTAGAAGGATTTGTAATCAAACAATTAGGAAGAGAATTAGCCGAGTTCCAAGGAGACCGTAAAAAAGTTTCTGAGAATTTTGCTAAGTTAGAGCATTTTGTAGTACATGCTCTGTCAAAAGAAATCAGTGAATTTGCCGCTGACAAAAAGGATCTAGCTGAAACGAAAGTTAAGTTAGTTCGTGAAGCTAAGAGCAAGTTTGCCGAGATTAAGCAGAACTTCATTCAACGTTCAGCTAAGGTAGTTGAAAACGCAGTCACTAAAAAGTTGACATCTGAAATCAAGCAATTGAAAGAAGATATCGATGGTGCTCGTAACAATGACTTTGGTCGTAAGATTTATGAAGCATTTGCACAAGAGTTTGCTGGTTCATTCTTAAATGAAAAATCCGAGACAAGTAAATTGTTGAAGATTATTGCTAAGAAAGATCAAGAACTAGCAGAAGCACAACAAGTCGTAGCGGAAAAAGCGCAACTCGTTGAATCTACACAACGCGAAATTCGTGTTACAAAAGATTTGATGGAGCGTAAAGCTGTTATGAGCGAGTTGCTAGGTCCATTGGACGCTAGTAAGAGAGAAATCATGAAGGATCTTCTTGAATCTGTACAGACCAAGAAACTGAATGAAGCTTTCGACAAATACCTACCAGCAGTTATGGAAGGCCAGAAGAAACCCGTTGCTCGCAAGACAATGCTATCAGAAGGTACAGAAGTAACCGGAAATCGTGAGAGTAAGCCTGAGGTAGGCTTAGACAATATATTAGACATCCGCAAGTTGGCGGGTCTAAAATAATTTATTCAAGGAGACAAATAAAATGTCACAACTATTAAATGAAAGATGGTCAGAGACCAAGGAAGCTCTGCTTGAAGGCCTATCTGGTACACGTAAGCAATCTATGGCAGTTTGCCTAGAGAACACACGTCGTCACTTGGCTGAGAGCGCAACAGCTGGTGCAACAAGCTCAGGTAACGTAGCTACACTTAACCGTGTTATTCTACCAGTTATCCGTCGTGTTATGCCTACTGTTATTGCAAATGAAATCATTGGTGTTCAACCAATGACTGGACCTGTTGGTCAAATTCACACTCTACGTGTTCGTTACGCTGACAGCGGTGACGGAGTTGTAGCTGGTGAAGAGGCATTGAGCCCATTCAAGATTGCTCAAGCATATTCTGGTAACAACATTGATGCTACTCCAAAAGCAGCCGCAACAAGTACTCTTGAGGGTACACCAGGTAAGCGTATGAGCATTCAAATCTTGAAGAGCCCAGTTGAAGCTAAGAGCCGTAAGCTATCAGCTCGCTGGACTTTTGAAGCCGCTCAAGATGCACAAGCACAACAAGGTATCGACATTGAGGCAGAAATCATGGCCGCTCTAGCTCAAGAAATTACAGCTGAGATCGACCAAGAGATTCTTGCATCATTGCGTGCTCTTGCTACTGTTGAGCAAACATATGACCAGTCACTAGTTTCTGGTACTGCAACATTCGTTGGTGACGAGCATGCCGCTCTAGCTATCCAAATCAACCGTGCCGCTAACTTGATTGCTCAGCGTACACGTCGTGGTGCTGGTAACTGGGCTGTTGTTTCTAACCAAGCATTGACAATTCTACAATCTGCTACTACTTCAGCTTTTGCTCGTACTACAGAAGGTACATTCGAAGCACCTACAAACACTAAGTTTGTTGGTACATTGAATGGTGCAATGCGTGTTTATGTTGACGCATATTTGCCTGACAGTGGTTCACAGTCAATCCAAGACAACCAAGTATTGATTGGTTATAAAGGTTCTAGCGAGGCAGATGCTGCCGCGTTCTATTGCCCTTATATTCCTTTGATGAGTTCTGGTGTTGTTCTTGATCCAGCTACTTTCGAACCAGTAGTTGGCTTCTTGACTCGTTACGGGTATGTGGAACTCTCAAATACCGCATCTAGTCTTGGAAACGCCGCCGATTACTTGGCTAAAGTTTCTATCAACTCTAACACAGTTAGCTTCCAGTAATCCACTAGTTGGATTTATCAAAACAAAAACCCACTTCGGTGGGTTTTTTGTTGACTTTATTTTCATATTGTTGTAATATATTGAAAGGAATCAAAATGAACTCAAGACAATATGAAAAAATGATGACAGAGGTGTTGATAGAAGCATTGATATCTGCAGGCATAAAACCTGGAGAGTTTACAGCCACCTGTTTAAGCACTGATAGAACCACCTATGAAGTCACGATGTTAGACGGTACAATTAAAACTATCAGTAGTGGCCTAGAGTATTGCCCGGACTGACTAAATACTTCGTTCGCTCTTAACAGAGAGTTTATGCGGTACCATCCGCGTAGATCATAGAACGATTCATAATAAGGAGAAACAAAATGGGGCGTCCGATTAATAAAAAGTTTTTTGGTAATATCAATCCATCATACTATGATGATGAAGCACACGGTAAAACTGGTGTAGGCGGTGAGGGCATTGTCAGTGTAGATTTCAGTGCTAACAGAGGTAGTTTTCTAGTTGCACCAACTATTACTATGCCAGCACCAAGTATTGCTGATGGTGTAACAGCAGTTCTAGCACCAATCTATATCAATGTAGAACATGTAGCAACTGGTGCAGGTAAAGCAGGTCTACAAGTAGGTGATGTTTATACCTATGCAGGTACAGGCGGCGCCCAATGGGCAGTAGCTAGTACTTCTGGATCTAATGCTACTTTCACCCTTACTAATGCAGGTTCTGGAATTTTATTAAATGCTATTCCTAATAGTGGAAATACACAAGGCGTTACTGCTACTCGCGTTAGCGGAACAGGTACTACAAGTACATTCTTGTTAGATATTTACTGGCATATCAGCACAGGTGGTGGAGTAGTTCCAACAACTGAGCAAGGTTCTGGTTATTTGAAGACAGAAAGTTTAACTATTACAGGAACTGGAGCACCTACTGATACTATCAACTATACCAATCGTCAAAATGCTATTGCCTTTACTTCATATATCAGCACAGGCTCACAGGCTCGTAGCAATGGCGATATTATCAAGCAAGAAGCTAGTCGTCGTTATCTAGTAAAAAATGTTGACGGCATTGGTCAATGCCGATTGATTACTACTAGCACATTGACAGCCGGTACAATGAATATCATTGCTACAGATTTCAATGGCAGCACATACTATGTTAATAAGTTAACAGCTCACAAAGCACACCTTGTAAGAAAAACATCTGCAGGGGGCGGCTTCTTAGTTGCAAACAATGTAGCCACAGGTTGGACACTTAATAGTGCAACTGGTACAGTAGTTACAATTACACACACAGTTTAATAAAATATATTAAACTAAATTAAAGGGCCTTTAGGGGCCCTTTTTTGTTTATGGTAAATACAGTATGACCACTCCTTGGACAAGTCCTACTACCTTTATACAATACGCAGAACCTGGAGCCGAAGCTGAACATATATCTTGGTTTGACCAAAATGGATTTTCTGATTTAAGAAATCCTAATGGAAGATTTATTTCTACTTCTCGACCATTGATGCACATTGCTCGCCAACCTCGCAATGATATAACAATGAAGACTTGGTATTTGCAGTGTACAGG